TAGCTCCAACCCTTCCTTTCTCAATCCTATTTCTTCACGCTGTAAGGCTGTTAGAGCTGCCGCCTTTGCACCTTGCATAGCTGGTATAAACTTATCAGGATCATTTTTCAATAAATCCTTTAGCATCAAAGTTTCCGAAGGATCACCATCCCTAGCGCTAATTTGCCTTACTCTTTCATCTATAAGGAATTGGACATCTTCAGGCTTGTCACTTTTATATGCTTCCAGTGCGGTATCTGCAAAGGCGGCTAAGTCTTGTTTTTGTTCATTCGATTGAATACCTAGTCGCTTAAATAGCTTTTCACCCTCTTCTGGATTGTTAGCATAAAATAAATTAACGGCTTCTTGTGGAGTTGCTTCTGCGGGTGAAACCCCTTCAACTCCCATTGCAGTCTGTAACAATCCCCTCTGCTCTGATTGTTGCTGTTCTGCCAACCCTTGCAATCTCTGCTTATTAGCCTCTTCTCTTGTAAGCATGCCTTGCCGCTGTATTTCCCCTCTATTTACTAATCCTTGTTGAATACTTGATAATATAGAAGGGGCTTGAAATTGTTGTGATGTAACTAATGGCATTTTATTCTCCTTATTGTCCTAAAGGCCTTAACCCATATCCACCTGACACTGAATACCCGCCTGTGCCAGTTTGTGCAGGCTGTGTAGTTTGGGTAGGCGGTGTAGTTGGTTGCTGACTAAACCCCCCCTGTTGAGCATATATACCAGCAGCAGAACCCAACCCTTGTTGTAAGGCTTGAGACTGTCCTAATATCCCTGAAGCCCTAGCTTGACCTGCTGCCATTTGCGCTTGACCAATATTAGCCGCTGATTGCGCCCCGAATTGCCCTAAATTAGTAGCGGCTGTCTGTGCTGAACCTGATATAGAAGCTAATCTATTAAACTGCTGCCCGATATCTGTTTGCGCTCGGCCAAAGGCTTGTTGTTGTAAGGCTGTTCTAATATTGCCACCACCTAGCCCACCTATTGCAGAGGCATTTCTTAATAGTGCTCTCTCTTGTTGCTCTCTTAAAAACTGCTGCCCTGGAGAATCTGCAAAAGCCTGATAAGCTTGTTGCTGTTGTTCTTGTCCGCCTAATCCAGTCAATGCCGCTTGCTGTTGCAAGGCCGATTCTCCTTGCGCCACAAAAGGTTCCATCCTTGCCTTTTGTTCAGCATATCGCGCCCGTTCTTCTGCTTGTAATTCTTTCGCTGACTTTACTTGTGCTCTCGCTGCTTGTCTGTTGCTCTCATAATTTGCAGCGGTGCTAACTACCGCTGCTCCTATTCCCCACCACGACATAATCTACTCCTTTATCTTTAACGAATCGTTTAATGAATCTAACAAGGAATCATACTCATTAAAATCTTTTGCTATTATTTCTGACTCAATCTTTTCTAAATCAGTTTCATTAGTAACGTGAACCGTTATCCACACCATATCTTCATGTATATATAAGGCTCTTTTGGTTCCGGCCTCAGTAATGCCTTGAAATGGGGCTTGTATAATTTCCACACCATCTTCAGTAGCTACAGACGCTTTGCCTGTCATCACAAAGTAAGGATGTGTTACTTTGTGTATCTTAGAGACAAGTAAAGTTCCCTTCGGCATGAATATTTGTCTGATATAGCAATTATCTCCAAACGAATGAACTACAGGGCAAAGCTCCTCGCTCTCCTTGCCTATTAGCACACCGTCAAGCGTTAATATATCTTCTTCAAGATTGGCTATTGCATCTCTAAATTCTTTAACAGCTATATCAGTCATTTTTATAGGTTATTATTAACCATCCTCTATTATAAGAAGTTGTACTATACCCGGCTGCATCAAACTTGCCCGCTGTCAAGCGAACTATATTGACATTAGTACTGTCTGTTGTACCTACATAACCTTGAGGCGTAGTATCTGCCGCACTTGCCCCCACGTTTATATTGTCTCTAGCTGTATCAGCATCATTTCTTATAAATACTTCCGTCTTGATAATATCGGCATAAGCAAGGCCGTGAGCTACATTAATATTGGTGGTAGTGTCCATATTCCAGTCACCAAGCTCAATAATGGAAGTCCTCTCTTGATTAACTAAGGCGGCATTAAGCTCTAGGTATTCAGTCATTCTACGGGTGGCTATGCCATCCGCATCAACTATCGGCTCTCCCCTTCTTGGTGGTATAAGTAAGATAAAAGCCATTAATAACCTTCTTCTAAAGTGCCTTCCATCTTGAGTATATTCGCCTTTACGGGGTCTGTATTAACAAACCTTACTACCCTATTAAAAGGAACTCTACCTAGCCTTCTCCATACTATACGCTTCTTATATTCACCTATCTTGCCAAACGATCTAGCCCGTTCCGCTGAAAACGTCCTACCGCCATCATCTGAATAAGACATTCTGATTTGAGGGTCTGAACCCTGGCCACTTGTTAGCCCCACGCCTGATTCCATGAATAACTCATTTTCAGACCAGAACTGAGCGCTCCCATCTATCATATAAGGCTGTGAGGTTCTTTCCTGATATATAGTCTCCCCATATTCTGTATAAACGTCATCAAGCTTTCCTATACGGCCATCTTCGGTATCGGTGCAAAGAATTTCACCATATGCCTGTACTATTGCGTTTACTCTCCATTTATTGTCTGATAAACCCGATTGCATCTGAAACCACCTCTTAGATGTCCCGTTATAACAAAAGGTAACATCTGGGATAGTGTCTGATTCAAAGGTAAACGCCACTATAAATTGACCATTGACAGTGAAAGTATAGGAGAAGGCTAAAGCTATTTCTGCTTCTGTAAATTTCTGTATTGCATTATCTATCGCATCAGTTGACACTTTAACAGCCGATTGACTACTTATAACCCTCCATATAGCGGCCTTCTCATTTACACCTCCCCCGATAAACATAAAAGTATTATCAAATTCAACAGGTGAAAACTTTGCATAACAACCTTTTTGAATATTAGCCCCCTGTATACGCTGAAAAGGAAAACCAGAGCCGCCTATATTCTGAAAAACTTCTATAGTCTCTTCCCCAAGGATAAATAACTCATTATGATTAACGTGAGCCGCTATAATTCTGTCAGGGTTAATCTCTGCCGTTCCGAAGTCAAGAGCGTCAAAAGTTAAAGGATCGTTCAAGGCGGAGTTAAAAAATACACTTCCATCAGAGGCCGTATATACATAATAGCCATCTTTAAATACAACGGTATCAGCCGTTATATAATCGGGGTCTGTTACTTGTGTAATAGTTGAAGTTCCGCTATCGAACTGATAAGCATTGCCGCCAGGAACTACAATAGCTAGTTTAGTACCGTTACTTGCCATTGATACTCTACCTGTGCCACTTATAAAGCCATAATTAGTGTAAGCTCCGGCTGAGTCAAAAGAAAATAAAGCATTGCCATTGACTACATAAGGTATTCCCCCCATGACAATAGCTCCCCTGTTAGCGTTATCGCCTGTCGTTCCGAATTGCGTTAAGCCTTTTGGCTGTATCAAAGCCCCTGTACTTAATGCTTCACTCTCTGCAATCTGAGGTATCCAATTAATGCAGTTTTGGTGAGACATAGGAATGGATTGATTTTCATAAAACCCACCGAATATATTTAATGGTATTTGTGGCATTATGCCGCCCCTGTGTCATAAAAGAATATGCCTGCAATCAAATCTAAAGTACCACCGCTATTATTTGTTACCTTAAAAGCATAATCTCTAGCGCTTGCCCCATCAGGCGCCAATATCCATTCAGGGGCTGCTTGATCTAAATTGCTTGCGCTTTTCTTTTCGCCTATCATAGCGGTCACGGTTTTAGCCTCGCCATAATCAGTGATAGTCGAATTGTAATATATAAGCACTCCCGACGTCTTAACATCGGCATCATTTGTAGATATGACCGTTTCAACTGAGCCAAGACCTGTAACAGTACATCCTTTAAAAAATTCAATATCTACATCAAGCGTTCCAGTGTTCGCTTTTCCGATAAATCCAAATCTTAAATGTACTTGGCGAGTTGCATCACCAGCAGGGACCCTTATATGGTAGTTAACTACAGCAGAATCAGCGATTGTAGGGTGTCTATCACTGTGAGCGAATACCTTACCTTCATGCCCTAAATGATGAAATGTTCCAGTAGTCGGTACACTGCTAACAAGAGCATCAATATCAACACCATCTAATCTTTTTGACCAGCCCGATCCTGACCATTCAAAAACTAGCCCCGTATCTGTCTCAATAACTAATTGACCTATAAATACCTTGGCAGGTTTTGTATCAGTTGATAATCCTGACCATACATATTTATCTGAACCCCTATCGGGTGAATCTCCTACTGCCATGATATGCTCCTATTAATAATGTCCTGCGTCAAAAAAGAAAGGGATGAAATTGCCTTCTGTATATTCAAAAGAAAATCGAAGCTTATTCCCTGTTACTGCTTGAGACGACCTAGCCCTAATGAGCTTTAAGGCAGGGATATCATCTGTCATGGTAATAGTGCCATGATTTGTGCTAGCTGAATCTATCCAGCCTTGAATAGTTGACGCAGTTAATGAAAGTATTTGTCCTGAACCCGTAGCGGTTAGTGAATAGTTTGATTCTGCCGTGGCTTCATGATCTGTTCCGCTTCCTTGACAGCCGCCCGTATTCCATGTCGAAGTTCCATGCAAATTACTATTCCATGTCACTTCTCCAGGGTTTGCAGGAGAGGATGGATTGCCGATACCTTCATTCCAGTCTAACAATATTTTATAAGTGTCTAAAGTACAGGCATTATCAACTTGAAAAAAATCTACTTCCCAGCTTCCCGAAATTACTGTTACTCCTGAGTATGCAGTAAGGTTAGCTTTGGCAGAATAGGTCATATGATTATCCACCGCATATCTTTGAACACCTATAAAATCTCTAAGCCCTTGATTTTGGTCAGGACTAAAAGAACCTAAATTGGCATCCTCGATCACCCCACCACCTACCCCGTCTTCAATAGTAACACTAGGGTCTAATTCAACTGGACCAACTGCATTGCCAAGCCATACGGGTGCAATAGTTTTCTTTATTATTTGTCTTCCGCTCTCAACTCCATCAAGGTCTATATCTACTACACCATAATCATCATTAGCATCTTTAACATACAAAGCCTTGATATAAATATCATCTTTACCTGTAGAGCTTATACACTTAATGCCGCCTTCTATTTTCTCATAGGTATAGCTGCAACCATATTCTTGTATAGAAAACCTGTAAACATTAGCCGCAGTTTGAGGATTGTTTATAACTATGACAATATTAACCCCTTTGTAATTAGGGTAATACTTTAAAGTAATACCGTCATTAGTTGTATAATAAGTTGATTTAAGGTCATCAAACTTAGGCCCGTATGTTCTATATCCTTTTAATTTAAGACTTACACCACATAGGTTTTTAGTCTTAACTTTGGCTAGGTCTTTTGACTCACTCGCAGTATCAGACGCCCTAACCTCACCGCATCTATTCCTGATAACTCTATCAGTAGAAACACCCACCGCATAAGGCTGAAACCAAGTATTAATATCTACAAAAGAACCATCAGGCTCTATATCATGAAGGCCGTTTTGTAGCTTAGTGCCATATATAGGCTTTTCTATTCCATCAACTAGCTTTGTTGTGCCAGTATCAAAGACTTTAGAATCCCATTTACGCTTGTGTATTAACTCGATCATACCGTTGTATAATAAATTGCATAGCTTATATCTTCAGCTACGCTATTATTTAAAACGACATCTTCACCTAAAGCGCCTTCAATGTAATTACTAGATAAGGGTATTATCCAGTGAGTCCCTCCTGCTATTGCATTTCTCATTTTTATCGTTTTTTGTGTACTTCCTACTTTTACCAACACATCACCTGTCAAAGTAGCGTCTGTCGATATAGACACACCATAAACCCTTACTTTATCTCCTGCCGCTATGGTAACAACTGTTGTATCGCCAGAAGTGGCTTTGTCGCCTACCGCTGATGACAATGAAGCCCCTGTAGATACTACAGAACCGCTAGCACTTACTAGCTGCCATGATAGCCCCGTCCATTCAAATTTATTGCCAGTATCTGTCTCTATTGCTAATTGGCCGATAAACGCATCAGTAGGCTTGGTTGCTGTTGATAAACCCGCCCACGCGTACTCATTAGAGCCTAATTTTGGTGAACTGCCTACGCTCATTAGAAGTTCCTCTTGTCTTTTTCAGGAAAGAAAGTATCATCAAGATCATCGCACTGATTTCCTGCGCCCCTTGGAAGTGTCGAGGGATAATCTACATCCCCTATAAATACGTTCGCTCTTAACATGTTTTCAAAGTGTATCTTTACTGAAGCCGCTAAAGCTGGAGAGATGGGCCTGGAGTATTCAGGAGCTAAAACAATAGCTAGAGAGTCGATTATGGCCGCATTAGCACCCCTTGGAACTCTTACCTCATCTGTTAAGTTGGCAATAGGGGAGAATCCTAGATTATAACCAGACTCTTCCCAGTTGCTTAACATGTCATTAAGCATATCAAGGCCATCCTGAAGCTCACTTGCTTCTAGTGCAGTTTCCGAAGCCCTTATGCCTATCCTTGTTAGCGCCCTTGTTACAAGTTCTGTTCCAGTTGCCATATAAACCTCTAGTGTTCTGTTGGCCCGTCAATTAACTTCTGTACTTGCTTTCTTAGTGTTTTTAGTTTCTGCCTTTTGTCAAGCTCACAACCATAGTGCTCTCTTGCGTATGTTTCGAGTTCGTCCTTCTCCATCTCCCCGATATTCAGAGCACCATTTAGGGAGTTTACAACCCCTTCTACTGCATCACCAAAATCTTGCACCTTCATCGCGTCATCGGGGTCTATACCAACATCAGGCAACTTGATAAAATAAGCCGGAGAGTCCTTCCATCCTTTCTTTTCGTACTCTTCAAACTCTTCATCTTCGATAATAAAAGGTTTTTCAGTCTCGTGATATATCCATCTTTTACTCATGATATTGCCTTTCGTTTAAAGTTTTGCCCCCGAAGGGGCGTTAATTAAAGTTGTGCTGCACCTGTTGAAATCTTGTTAGCCTTAATCCATAGAATCTTATATGTTTCAGAAGCCGGATCAACTGCGCCTGCTGTACTGTTGCCGAAAGTCAAAGCTAGCGTATCTTTAGCGCTTACTCTTGCATTACCTACGACAAGGCCAGCGCTTACACTTGGCTTATTGACAAAAACCATCATATCAGTAGAAAGGCCAGGGACGGTGAAGGTCTGCTCTGCGCTTGTATTAGCTGCCACACTAGCAACATCAAGAGCAATACTAACTACGCCCCCTGCATCTCCATCTCTATCATTATTAAACATTTATACCTCCTCAAAATAAAGGGCGCTATGGAAGCCGCCCCCATTTTGGTTACTTAGTTATACGACATGCAAAAGACCTATTTTGCACTATGACATCAAAGAGAATATCAAACCTGTAAGATTGCGTCATACTTGTACCACTGAAAAACTTGGTAGTAGTAATAGACACGCCCTTATAGTTCTCTCTGCTTTGCTGTACACCACTTCCAGGCTCGGCAACATCAAGCGGAACAAACGCTATTGTTATCGCGTTTTTATGGAAAGCTAGGTTTTGCTTATAGCTGGTTCCACCCGTTCCTGTCTTGACAGTAATTACCGCATCATTAGCAGGTGCAGCAGTTACAGTCTGATATGGACCGCTTGTGATGATAGGAGGCGCTATAGTGATAGTAGCGGGGCCTGTAGTAGCTCCTGAATTAGCATCAGCAAGGACAGTGAAGGTCTGAAGGTCTCCCGTATCTTCCCTTGTTCTCCTATTTACCGAATTAACCCCTGCAATAGTGATAACGTCACCCTGCTTGAGGATTCCGGTTGTGTCATTAGTCCAACCATCAGTAATAAGCGTCTGAGAATCGGTATCTTTTGCCGTTAGATAAGTAACATTCTGGCTTGCCCCGTTCACAAGGGGAGTTCCAGTAGCTACACCAACCGTATGACTCTTGAGGCTGTTTGACTCGAAGTTGTCAAAGCCGCTATACCTACCGAAAGAAGCCTCCTCTATAGCCGTTTTAGCTGTACTCTGTACAAATACACCTTTCAGGCCATTAGCAAGGCTTAGAGCCGTTGCAGAATCCCAGAATGCACACCTATCATTCATCGGTACGCCAAGCTTAGAGAGTTCTGCGCTTGCGTTTCCAATATCAAGGAAAGTCGAAGGGGTAGTACCTGGAGTACCTACAAAGTTGGGTATCTGCCAGTATTCAGCCGCAATAGCCGATTCAACTACCTGTGCAAGCTCTTCCATTGCAGGCTTGATATAACGCTCGTTAGCGTCTTCGATCTTCAAAGAAAGGTCTTCATCTGTAATATCAAAACCTACATGCTGACGGTTATTAATAGTTACAGGTACGATGCCCTCTTCAATATCCTGCGCTGAATAGGTAGAACTCGCTGTAGCTTCAAACATTACAGGCCTACGTATAGAAGCGGTTGCCCCTACTTTAGCGCCTGAGAATATTCTACTGTCGTCAAGCTGCCTGTCAATCTTTTGTCCCATCACCAAAGCATTCAGAAATTCCTTGAGTGCGTACTTGGTAACTAGACTGGTATTTTTAAAATTATTAGCCATTTTAATCTCCTGTTATGGCCAGAACTACGGTAGATGGTAAAACTCATCCATGCTCATATCTTCGAGTGATTTAGAAATAGATGCTCCACCTTTCAATGTTGCTATTGGTTCTGGCGCTGTTGTTGGTTTAACTGTTTTTGTGTCGCCAGATAGCCCCATGCTAATCTGACCAAGTTTAACAGCAGCCATAGTAGGAGAAGCGCTTGCAATTTCACTTGCAACGTCAAGATGCTTGGCTAGGTAGTGGGATACTTGCGGCCCTAGTTCATATATGGCGTTAAGTGTTTCAGTACCGAACCTTGGAAGATTAGCAACCTCTGTTGAATATTCGGGGTGCTTTGCTAAGTATTCAGCCTCTTTAGTGGTGAAATCATCAGCTATCTTCCTTAGTGCCTGCTCTTCTTGTTGTTGCCTTGTTAGTTGTTGTTGAGTTTCGAGAGCCTTTTGGATTCGGTATTCAATAAGCGCTTCCTGGTGTGCGCTATCATCATAATCGTAATCCTCTAGCTGTGGTGCTGCGGCTGGCAAAGGTTTCTTGCTTGCCTCCAATGCCTTTAGCTTTGCCTCTAGCTCGTCTGCTCTTCGCTTCTCTGCATATTTATCTGCTGTTATTTTATTGATGCGCTTTTGAACTGCATCTTGTGCAGGGTCACTTGGCTCATCAATCTGAGGTGGTGAATCCTCTTCTATAGTTTGAGCTACTTCTGGCGCTGTCGCTTCTGCGGCTACCTCTTCCGCTACTACCCCTGCGACTTCATCCATACTTGGCTCTGCTACTTCTTCCGCACCTGTTGATTGTTCCATCATTGCCTCCATAAGAGTTAAATTGCCTGATTTAAAGTAATCAGTAACCTTTTATCTTCAGTTGTCAAAGAGCGTAAGTAATTAACTTACTTTCTTTTAAATCAAGCTACTATATTTATATATATTTGTCAAGTTAAATATTACCTGATACTAATTCTTCTTGAGATAGCGATACTATACCCTCTTGTGCCATCCTTATTTGCTGCTCTGTAACTCCAAGAGGTATGCCAGACTCAACTTGTGCTTTAAATGCGCTCATCATAGCATTAAGGCCGTCTATAGCCGTCTTCTGAGCCTTTAACTTAGTCTCTAATGTCTTGGCATCCTTTCCATCTGTATCAGCATTGATGTTTTCAATCTTAGCCATGATTTCAGCCGTCTGCATTTGTAGATTCTCGAGCAATGCTATTTGTTCTGGGCTTGGCTCTGGCGGGCCTTGATTCAATCCAAGCTCTTGTATCTCTTCTTCTGTAGGCTGGATAGTTCCCTCTTTAATCATTGCAGCCCTAATACGCTTAGTTAGTTCTTCACCTTCAAGCACATTAAGATTCTTAGCTATCATATCAGTTGCCATAGCTTCAAACCTCGGAGATGCAGCGGCTAATTCTATGAGCTGTTGTGCAGACTCTTCTCTAAGGGTAGTATATGCGGCCCCTGCCTCTACATATGTCTCATACTTACCCGCGCTCAAGTCATTTACTATTACTGGCTTGCCTGTTTGCTCATCTATCACTGTCTTATTAAACTCATTGATTCCCTCGGCATTTACTTTTACATCTTCTGTTGTGCCATCAAAGTTAAGAATCGTTACGACTCTTTCAGTATCGTATATCCTCGGCATAAGGTCTTCAAGTACATCACCTGTATATTTAATAGACTTATGAAGGTTGTCACTGAATACAAATGTTGATCTGTCGCCTTTCTTATCCTGTGCTATAATAGCTTTGCCGCTTTGTAAGCCAGGATTAAGACCTAATGCAGTAGGGTAGATACCTGTAGTGGCATATACATCTTGTGCTGCCTGTGTACGTTGTTCAATAAGTGCTTGCTGTACCGTAGGCGACCCCGTTCTTTTGGGTGGGCCTGGATTGTCTGGATCTTCATTGTAAAGCATGAAAGGAGAGTTCATGGTATTAAAAGATCTATATTTGTCTTCATGCCCTAATACTTGCTTAGGCGTAACCCAATACGGGTCTTTAGGTGTTAATGCGGTTGTTTCAATAGCTGTAGAGGCTGCGTAGTTATATATTCTTTGAGGGTCTTTAGCTATCCTAACCATACCCCTTATATATTCTTTGCCTTGTATGTTGTATGTACGCCCATATACAGGCACTAAAGGAATATACTTACCAGCCCACTCTTGCGGCCCCTGAAGTATTTCAGCCCCGTTCATGATATAACTTTCAACTTTACGTATCTTGGTCTGCCGCGTCTTTAATACAGTCACACCCTTTGAGGCTAGTTCATCAACTACGTCCTTCTCTTCGGTAAGGTTCAATACTCTACCATCTGACATCAAGCCTATTTCAGCATCGACAAGCTCGACTCTCCAGTATTCGGCTATCCTGACTTTGTTCTGCCTAAACCATCCATTACATGTGCCTGTATAATATATAGGGTTTTCAAAGTCATTAAAGGCGGCATCGGGGAATTCTCTGCTAAAGGCTTCCTGTGGTATATCTTTAATGTAAAACGCCCATAAAGCATCACGCTTGTCATACTTCTCTGAGGAGTTATCAAAGTATAAAGAACTAGCCGCTGACTTAACAGGCGCTATTACTATTTCCTGCTCAAAGGAATCATCACCTGTGAACTGAGTTAATACACGCCATCCACCATAGCCGGACGTTATCACCTCATCAAAGGCTGAATCATATATCGACTCGGCATCTGACTGATTCTCAATACTACGGGCTAGCCCCATCTTTATCTTAGCGACTTCCTTATTGCCGCCTGTCTGTGGCCTTACTTTTATCTGTGTTCTATTCTGGCGCTGGTCTCCATTAACCTGATCTAAGGCTCCAGCTACCCTATTAAGTGTATACCTGGGCCTATCCTTACGCTTCTCCTTGGCATCCTCTTCCCATTGCCCGTCTTCGGCATGTGCGAACTTGGCATCCTCTATTGCCTTTTCTCTTTGGTCTTGCTCCGCAGTTGATACATTCTCAAAGCGCTCAAGGGCCTCTTTATGTATCGCCTGTAGTTCTTTGGTCATCTCCATTTAAAAACTCCCGTAAAAGTAAGTAAGATAGTTGCTTACATAATATGACAAATAAAAAGGGCTAGTTGCTCCACTCCGAATCAAAGGTTAAATCAACCGATATAGGCGCTTCAGGGTTCATCATAAGCATCATTAAACTATCTGCCATGTTAGGGCTTGCTATGCCTTGTTTCTTCATCTCTATCTTACTCATGATCTGTATGAACCCGCCCCCGTTATCTTTCAAAGGTATTCTGCATACCTCCGCCCTTAGTCCTGACAGGTTATCTATTGAAGAGGATAAACTAATCATTGTATCAGGGTCAATGTATTCATTCTTAACTACTGCCCTATATGTATTATAGAACCTATCCCTTAACTTAGTGTAATATTGCGCTCTTTTATTCTTAAATGTCTGCTTATTGGTTTTCTCTTTCCTTTTATCAGAGTCAATATGGTCTTGGTAAATCTCTTCTGGATTATCTGGCGACTCCGAACCTTTAAACATAACGCTCTCAATCTTTTTACCAGCTAAAGACTTGTTAACCTGTGCCTTTAGTGCCGCCCCTAGTCCATCACAATCCCAAGTAAAATGATCTGCTTGAATACTTATCGCCTTATCCAAGGCCCAGTCACACCCCTCATTGACATCACCTGTGTCCTTGTCGCACACATCCAAGACAACCGAGCCATGCCTTGCAGCAAACCCCTTTGCATCTTCTCCCATATCACTAGGATCATGGGCGCAAACGATAGCACCAATACCTGTAAACCCCAGCTTAATATGAGCATCAATAGAAGCATCAAACCATTCAGGCTTGATGATAGAGTTCTCAACCGTATCATTAAATTTTCCTTCCCAAATCCAATCGTATTTAGCTCTTGTGATATGCTCATAATCCCACTTCCTTAACCGTTCCTGCTCTTCATTCCACCAAGGATTGTCGCGCCAGTTAACTACTGTTATTACATGGACATTATCCTCATAATATCCATCTCTTTCAAGTTCTTTCATGTAAGGGTTAATAAACCGCTTACTAAATGGATCTCCTGAGCTTTGTGGATTAGCTGTGAATATACACTGAGCGCCAGGGTTCCTTATGATTGTCGGTATTAGCTTATCTAGTGACTCCTCGCTTGCTCTATGTGCTTCCTCAAACCAGCTATATTTATATCCTTGTGCTGATTGAATAGAATCAGGATTCCTAGCGGCTCCCTTATACGTTGTTTGCGCTCCATTAGGAGCAATAACCTTATTTTCTAGGATAGTCCAGCCTTCCAGCTTTAGCCTATCCTGAATTGATCCTTTAAACACACGATGAACTGAGTCCGCTAAAGAATCCTGATACTCTCTTAGGCAGTAGATATCGGCTCTCTCGGTCTGCATCTTCATACACATTGCATCACCTACACCGATTGACTTGCCGCTACCCCTTCCCCCTATGATTATTATTAAAGGCTGTGTCTTTTGCAATAAGGGAGACAGCTTCTTGTTCATTCTCATTACTGCCATTAATTGTAGAACCGTTCATTAAGAATATGTTTAACCTGTTGTGTTCTTTGAACCTTATCTAATACATATAAACTCTTATCACTTATAATATCTAACTCCTTCATCATCTCTTCAGCTTCTTGGTCATTAGTGAATGTCATTATTATATGATGATTATGGAAATATACATATAAAGAAGCGTCTATTTGCACTTTACCATCTGCGACCCATGCAGATACCATACGATAGCCAATGATTGCCAATTCATCTATTCTATTTCCATCAGGCATCAAAAACATTACTTAGCATCCCTTGGATCATAGCTATAATCTTTCTTTATCTCAACTATCTCTTTTTTAATATCTTTTATTTGTGCGGCTAAGAAAAACGTATTAACAACACTAAATAATATAATTATAATAGCCATTATCGATATATGCGACATCGTTTCTTTCATATCTTCCCTTCCTTCCGTAGCTTCTTGATTATCTTTCTAAGCTTCGACTTAACAAACCCTTTGAGCTTCCTGCCATGTAACCCTTGGCGTTTACCTTCGTTCTCTATGAGTTGTATATTACTTATCATGATTAGCCTCTACAAACTCTATAGTCCATTTATGCTCTTGTGGTCCACCTTCAGGGCCACTTCTCTCCTGCTCTGTCTTATCCTTCCATCCTGCGTTATTCTTTAGCCAGAAGATAGGGCCGCTACCTTTGCCTGATAATAGGGCTTGCTCCCATGCCATCTCAACAAATTGCTTGGCTCTTTTTACAGTACAAAGAAATTCATCTTTCTTTTCATAATCCCTTAGTGCTTGTGTGGTGAATCGTAGTTCATAGGCAAGACCTGACATAGTAGGAAATAGCTTCTCTGTCTTACATCTTTCAAAGTAAGCGTCAATAACTTCCTGCATCTGTTCAGGTGTATCATACATTGGTGGTCTACCTGCTGGCATTTAGAGTCCTTTATGTTTCTTTATGTTTCCATTAGGAATTTCTTTCTTAAATCCTGTCTGAGTTTAATAGCACTTGTGGCTTTCTTAGCTACCCTCTCACCTGTCTCTTTACCTACTGCAACTGTCTTGCCATGTATAGCTTCATGTGAGGTGGGGTCTATTCCGTTTTTCTTTTTATCAGTCATTTTATATCCCCCTTATTAATATTGCTATTAAAAATATTATTGTTATTATTACTACCCCTACATAGTCTGGAATAGGTTTTTTAGACACATCAGGCATAGACACCATTAAATAATCCACACATGCTTTTTTCAGCTTCAATTTAGCGTCTTTTGTCATGGCAGCACCGTAAATTTTACATAATCAGATTTCATCAATATGCCTGCGACTATTACACTGCCTCTTGCTCTCCATTGTCCGGCTTGATCTAAGTCTCCATCCTGGAGGGTATATTCAAGGTATTGGTTGGCAAGGAATCCTTCATCGTCTACGGTTACATTTGAACTACCTACTACCACGTTAGTAGTAAAGGTTTTCTCATCTCCCCTTTGAGGCTCTAGGTATACTGTTAAAGAAGTGCCAGCACTAATATCCGTGTCAAGGTTTACCCTCAATACAGATCCATACTCTCCCTTATTAAATGTCATAGTTACTCCTGATATTTTTATATATCCGATAGCCTAACCTATTTGACTTTATTTGTCAAGCTTATTATATACCTTGGCAACCTTTGGTGAATCTATGACTTTGTTTTTATGCCCCCACTCTAGCATGTATTTAGATAATGATTCTGGAGTTTCAAAGGCCCATATTCTACCTTTCATCTCCCTGTGCATTGATTCCTCTATTACAAAACCGTTTTCTGCTATTTTAATATTCAATTCCATATTTCCCCCTTATATGCTTTTCCTTATACCCATAGCCTCATCTATGTGAGTACTCTATGCGCCTATTATTAGCCTGTTGAGTTCGCCATATCTCTATTGTTTGTTCTGCTGCCACCATTAGCCATCTTAGCCTTTCTTCCTCTTCCCTAGCAAGCTTTATTGTATCCAGTAATTCGATATAATGAGGATGCGCATAAGCTTCTGACTCTCTTGTTTTATCTGTTCCTGTTGCCTGATTCATTAGGAGAGCTTTCTTTGACTTCCTAAACTCTTCTAGTTGAATACGTTCTGATCTTGCCTTCCCAAAGTTCCTTGCATTATCTCTTATAAACTCTGCGGCCTTTTCTGCGCTCTCGTCTGTTATCATTTCCACCACTCCTGCATACAATTCTTTTTCTTAGGCTTCTCTATCTTCCTAGCTCTACTTGGTCTTGATTCTTTTATACATTTTTTACATTGTGAACGTCTCCCAGTCTTACTGCTTCTATCTATTGAAAAATCCTCCAATGGTTTTATCTCTCTACATTTACCGGTGCATTTCTTTTTCATTTCCCTCCCTTTGGTCTTTCAATAGTCAATTTAACGGGTTTCTCATTTAATAATTCATCCCAGTCAAATGTTGGTTTTTCTTGATATGGGTAAGTATGACTCTCTGTGGTATCCCATAATACATCTTCAATCTCTATTATCTCAACACTGTTATCTTCTACCTCCTCTATCCATTGTTCAAGTAATTTAAGCCGAATCTTTTTAAAATTTATATCATACTTTTCCTGGAAAGTCTCTTGCCCGATATTATGACATTCTACATGTAATCTATGGAGAAGCGGTACGCAAGATAAATCACTGCCGCCTGCCCCCTTCGATACAGTATGGTGAGGATCTGATTCAGCTTTTCCGGTGGCCTCATTCACCATAATCATACCTGTTATGCAACATGGTTGTTGCTTTATATATTCTTTGTAAGCTTCGTTCTTATATCGTTTAGACTTTGGAAACATGTCTTTCATTTCTCCTTACACATTCCTATTTTCTTTAAGCTTTCCTCTTCCTGTGACTCTCCCAAAGCCGTCTCAATTACTTTCCTTGTTTCAAAATCTAATTCTTTCATCCTCTCTTCTATTTCTTTCCTACTTAAAACATTGCCTACCTTTGGCAATTCTTTTCTCTCTATTGGAGGCAATGCCTTCTTCTCTGGTTGTGACGTAATTATAATAATTGGTTTTTTATATTCTAGACCTCTTGCCTCATTCTCTACATCGGCTATCCCTGGCAGATATTCGGGATGATCTTTATTAGACCCTTGTATTGCCTTGTATGTCTTCTCAAATTCGATTCTCTGCCACTTCTCGTCGTCATGCCCCTCTAATCTACATACCGCCCCCCATCCACCCATTAACTTTATCACGGTATGGATAACAGGATCATCAAATTTAACAGACTGATATTGACCGGCCTTTGATTTTCCTTTCTGTACTTTCTCCCAAGCTATTATTGCGGCTTCGTCTTGGTTGCCGTTTATTGCGTTTCTAAAGTCTACAGGCTTCGGGAAGAAGGTTACAGTTCTGGCGATATGGCTTGCAGCCCTCTTTATTTCTTCAATGGTGAGGTCTGAAAGAGCGGCAAAATAAAACCTATATTTAAGCTCTGTCATATCTACGCCCAAACCTTCGGCCATAAAATCCAGTATTCCGGTAAACTCTTTCATATCGTCTTTAGTCATTCTATTGCCTCCAGTGTAGGTGTTATATCTTTCTCGTTATTTACTGAGTTTAAAAAGGCCTCGGCTGCTTCAGCGTTCTTTTCGGATCTACTCTTGAAAACCTTTCCTTTTTTAAGGGGAAACAATCCTGTCCACCCGTTTGCAATAGTTGAATCGACTATCTCTTGTTGATCGCCTAAGTTCTTTAAAAGAATATTTGCGTTTTTAGTTCTGGCATCATCTGTTAATTTAACCTTTGTGGTTTTTCTATGGGCTTCAAATTCTTGCCATACTTCAGGTTTAATTCCTTCGGGTAAACTCCACCCTTCTTTAGTTTCCTTTCCTTTACTTTCCTTTACTTTCCTTTGTTTATTAATGTCTACATTTAATTCAATAATGTTTACATCAAAACCATTAATGTCTGCAATGAGGTATTCTTTTGCAACATCTACACTTTTACGCCTTTTCGTAGCTTCTAAAAAACGCTTCTGTATTCCATTAGATGTGAGTATTTGATAATTCTTATAAATCTTTTTACAAAAGAAATCTCTCTCTAATAACTCATTAATAACTTCATTTACATTGTCTTGAGAAATATTATCTCCTGCTCGCTTGGCAAATAATAAACATTCATCTTCACCCCATTTTAAAAAATATCCATTTCTATACACACGGCAAAGAAGTTTTACAATAATTAATTCTCCAATATTGCCATATTTAGCAGACACAAATTCAATCTTTTCATCATTGAAGAAATCTACATCAAAAGAGAAATAATCTAATCCTGTCTTGTGAGTTCTACTCATCCTTACTCTTCCTCGTCCAGGGAGTCAAAATAGACCATTTTTTTGTTTATAGGTTCATGGGTAGTGAGATTTAATAATTCTATCCCAGCTAATTTAAATAAGTGTTTATATTTTTTCCGTTGTTTATATGGAAAAGTATTTACAAGTTTGCCATCTGCCCTGATTTCTATAACATCATCGTCCTGAGCCATATTGCCTCCAATAAAAAACCTCCACAATCAACGGGGATCGGCCATTGAAAGGGAGGTTTTAAGGTTTAACCCTTGTCGGGATAAACTTGTATGTTCTTATAAGCCCCGATCCGGCCTGAACTTCTATGATGCAGGTATTCTACTATTTTGCAAGCTGTTTTACAAGCTTTTTATGCGTTCCACTTCCTTAATTATTTTCAATGCAAACTGATATTCTTCCGGCTGGCCCTCTTTTATTGGAATCTTAGGTAACGCAAGGCCAACACCCCCCGAACGTCTTACAAGGCATCCTCGCTCCATATAGGCAGGTTTATAGTCCCATATTCCAAGTATCTTTACTGATCGCTTACCGTCTACCAAACCTTGGGCAAGTTTGTTAATTTTATCCTCTGTCATTTTTCACCTTTTTGTTCCACTTCTTTTTCTTTCATAGCTTTTTTAATTTGTTTATATTTTTCATATGCAGCACTTTTTGGCTGTGTCTGTCCTAACCCTTTACACCAATAATCATTCCTTAATAAGACTTTACACATCCTGCGCCAAGATGGGGCCCAACACTTACTTTCAAGCTCTGGAGGGGCCTCTTCTGGTATGGAAGTATAACCTCGATTATTCCATCCATAAATAAATTTTTTAAATCTTACCACATAATGATCTCTTGTTTTTTTCGGCATAGTCTGCAAGAGTAGATTGCAAAAACTTTGCCATGTATGGTTATCTGGTTTTGTTATTTTATTATAACCGTTTATATTCCCTGACTCTCTAATATATAAAGTTCCTGAGTTGGCACCATTAACTCTTGCTATTAATTTAAACCATGTTTCGGGTTCCAATATATGATAAAGCCATAAGCCACGCCTTTGATCATCTCCAAATGGTTGGCAAAGTCTTTGTTGACTTAATTTAACCCCAGCCATTTGCATTTTGTCATATACTTCATTATGTGGTCTATCTGGAAACTTTGAATGATATCTCCATATATCTTCAACTAGCCAATCATAAATTGGATATATATTATATGTTTTCTGGGCTACTTTAGTAGTCCACTTCCTTTTATTAAGCATCATGTCTTTCTTTTCCCAAGTGGCTATAGCACAATATCTGTGCAGGCTTTCTTGTGCCCTTATGCCAATAAAACCACCAGTTTTTTTACCTTCTCCATACCATTCAGCAAACAAAACAATAAACTCTTCAAACTCCATCCCAGCTATAGCAAAAGGATAATCTTTTTCTGTTTTACAAATGTCTGGCTTCTCTCTTATCCATATATCTTTTTTGTCCTCATCCCAACAAGTCCATTGAGGCTCATAATTAGTCACTGCGTTACGCAATAACATAGGCATACATATCCAATGAGGCTCTATGTAGTCCTTGTACATATCAAACATTTCATGTGCATGCCTAATTGTCTCTGCATATTGCGCCTCGAAATCTATAAACATAACTGCTACTATCTGATTTCTTTTTATGGCTTCTTCCATAACAAGGTGAAACATTACGCTGCTATCTTTCCCACCAGAAAAAGCTATGTATATACGCTCTACGCTATCGAATGTTTCTTTTATTCGGCTCTTAGCTGCATCGTAAACATTTACATCTCTAAATATTTTAATACCCATTATACACCTCAATAAATGTCTGATTGACGGCCAGAATTAGCCTCTTCCATAGATATGGAATTATAACCATTATTAATTAGCCATTTGTTCAAAAAAACCAAAGCTACTTCATTGGCTTCATCTTGTTGATTACCTGTTAGCAAAGACCACCCGCCCCTAAAAGTAGCAGGAACTCCAGAATCATAACATACCGCTGCCTGCCCAAGCCATGCTAGTCTATTCATAGAAATGTTAGAAAGATAATGTTCACAAGAATACTTCCATTCTGAAATTACACGCTCTAGTATTTCTGAAAAACGCATACTATCAGAAAGTATATCGCGGTAAAGCTCTTCACATTCCGTTTTTTTCATACCATCTTTTGTTGTATTATACATTCCGGCTTTATAGCATTCCCATTTATCATAAGTATGGAATATCCTATTTTCATCACTAGTATTAACAGTTCTAAATTTTTCTGTTTCCCCTCCATAAGTAGAAATATCATCTGTTAACTCCTTGAAGTCTGCTTCTGTGATATCGCCCTCTACATCCCATGATTTAGAAAAGTCTTGATCTGAAAACAAATCAGACAAGCCAGTTATTTGACATAAACGCAATATTTCATCTTGTTCCATTCCTAGATTTTTAGCTATTTTTTCATTAGACCAATTCCTATTTTTAAGTTCTACGACTATATCAGACATTGCGTCTACTTTATGTTTTCCTCTAGCTCGATTATGTCTAATAGTTGAAGCGATACGATTATTTTTATCTGATTGCCCATCTAATATCGAAACAACTGGCAAATAGCCATGCACTCGACTCTGAATATCCTTGCATTCTTTTCCAACCCTGTTCCTGTGAAAACCATCTACTACCTCTATTTTTTCACCATTAGGCCAAGTTACGATAGGCTGAGTATAACCGTCTTCCGCAATAGAAATTCTTAACAGCTCCATTTCTGGAGGTGCTACGCTATTAGGGTTATAATCATTAGCCTCTACCTTGTCATTCTTGACCCAAATAACACAATCCACTGGCTCTGATTTCATAGGGCTTATTTCGTGCAACCTTATCTTGATATTATTTATAGCTTCTATCTGATCGGTTATATCCATCCTCTTAATATCTTCCAGTATGTTATTTAACTGTTCCATATTGCCATCTCCTTCATTTCATAAATAGTTGATAAAGATTTAAGTATTTCAATAAACGGCCTCTTGTCTTTTACCGTGATAATCTTTTCCTTAAATGATGGTATTTCTATTATGGAAATATTATCTATATCCTCGGCAATGCTATAGGCAACTAATTGCAAGACGTTTTCAAGATAAATTCCATTAGAGCTTTTGAAGTCTCCTATAAATATTTCCCCTTCTCTTTCATATCTAATATCATATCTTCCCTGGTAATGATCTGTTTCTATTTTGCTTTCAATATCTAAAACAATAACTCCAGACAAAAACTTAATACAATTTTCTTGATTCTTTTCATCTTCAAATTCTACTCCGTCATTTATAAAAGCTTCTATTTGTTTATGCAGAGAACTTCCTTTAGATAGGCATTTCTTTCGATACTCTTTTAAAGAGATACCTTCCAGCCCGATCTTGTTAGCCCAAGGCAAGAGTCCTGGCTTGTCTAATAAATTCAATAATTCTGTTACCGATGGTTTCATATTGCCTCCAAATGAAAAGGCCCCTTTATGAGGTGCATCTCACAAAAGGGCCTAGTTTGTCCATCCCGAAGGATAAACTTTAATTATTATCGGGAAGTCATGCACTACTTACCGACCTGATTTTTACCTAATTTAACCTATTTATTTTATGCTGTCAAGCTTATTATTTTATTAGCATCTTCAATAGTAATTGCCACGCCTGCCACGCCTCCGCACATGTTTACACTATCAATAAATATCTGTTGCTGGTCTGATATCTTCTCGCCTACCTTCTTTACTTCAATAGCAAGGAATCTACCATTTTTCATAAATCCAATTATATCGCTGACGCCAGTTTTCCCTATTTTGTATTTACCCTTTAGCCTACCTTGCGTAGTTACCCACGCATCATAGACTTTCGGGTGTTGTAATATAAAAGCTAATATATCTTTTTGTGAATCACTCATCATGCCTCCCTCGCCTACCTAATAATTTACCGATCAACTCCCCAACTTTATAAGATCCAATTCTATGCGGACGCTTATTCTTTAATCTCATATACCCATCTCGACTATAATAATGTGAATCAATCTTATCTGGACACATGAATAAAATAATTTTAGTCTGTCTATCACCATAAGGGGTATGACGAGTTACTGTAATTTCATCCCAATATTCTTGATGATTAATCTCATCAGGATAATCAGGCGCAGGACGCTCTAAAATTAATCTTTTGCGCTTCTCTGTTTGGTTTTTACGCCATCTTGATCGTTTTTCATTCATCTGCATCACCGGTGATCCGTATATCACAGTGTTATGTGTTTATCCCTTTTAAAACAATATCTGCTATATCGTCCTGCGCCCCTTCCCAATGGTCAAATTCAAGTTCCCAGCAGTTGTCCTTTAGCCACTCCATCAATTCTTCAGCTATTTTTTTAGACACTTTCCTGTTCTTGTCGGCATCACACATAACCCCACGCTCAACCGGACTGCGCTGTTTTATTTCTTTTTGACAATTATGTAGATTAAAATATGTTTCTCCGCAATTACTGCACCTTTCCATAGTCCCTCCGCTTGCTGGTTAGCTTTATCTGTTAAGCCGCAACCTCATTTAAGGCTTTGGCTATCTTCTCAGCATCTTCCATTGAAAAACATTCACAAATGATCTCGCAATGATCCTCGTATTGTTTCCCACCAATCATGTCAGGTTTAGTTGTGT